CGTACTCCTCCTACAACCACCACATCTCCTACCTTGCATACAATATCATGACACTCAATGGAATTAAGTTTCCTACCTCTGGCTTCTTCAAACTTACGAATGGTAAAGTCAAATAGATCCACCAATGGTTGTGGTCCACTTGCTCTCCCACCAAAAGTTCTTAGTCTTGAACCAGCAGGACGTATCTTACTTGCATCTATCTTTGGTATCCTGTTCGTATATAGGAAAGAGATAAGATCTTTGAAGGCTCTTGCCCATCCTTCTTTGGAATCAGCTATGCTAATAACATCATCTGTTCTTTCAAAGTCCACATCAGGAATGGTGGGAAGCTGATTAATATACTGACGTTCCACAGAGAACCCCACCCCTGTACCATTCATAAGAATATAAAGTATCTCATCAAAGGACTTTGGATTATCCACAGGTATGTAAGAACAATTATATCCTGCTATGTTCTCACGTTCCAGTGCTGGTCCAGCAGCCATCAATGATCTCATGCTTGGCATTACCTCAAGAGATAGGATAGCATTCTTTATAGTTGACCAATCTCTTGTATCAAGCTGATCTTTAATACCAAGATTATTCTCCACATGATTACGAAAGAAACTAATTAATCTGTTGACAGTCTCATCCCATGTTTCCCTGCGACCTTCCTCTTCAAGCCAACGAGAGTATCTGGACAAGTAAATAAAGTTTTGGTATTCCGTTGGTAAATTCATTGCTGCTTCCTCCCCTTCTTTTTCTTGCCATATAAAAGTTCTATCTCTAAATCTATATAATGTTGTGCCTTCTGTAAATCTTGTAACCCTTCTCCCTTCACACGATATCTTGTAAGATACTTAACTGCATTACCTACATTCCAGCTAAGTTTATTAGCTACTATATATTCATTTGGTTGTATGGTCAAGTTCTTATAATGATCACCACCAACCTGTCGATTTCTAGCTCCCTGCATCTTTGTTGTCTCCCTCTAAATATTTTATTGCCTTGTATAATAACTCAACGCTATCCTTTAACTTACCTATTCCTGAATTACAGTTCTCACAAAGCCATCCCCTAAACTGGTTGGTATTATGGCAATGGTCAAGAACCCATGAAGTACCCTTCCTACGCCTAATGCCCCACCGTGATGTGTTACAAATTGGGCATCTATAATTTTCATCTGGATATCTATTTCTTTTTCTAAGCATACTAACAACAGCAGTATGCCCATTCGTACATATTCTACATTGGTGTCTCCTTCCTTTAAACATAGTAGGATCAGTAGGAAAATCATCCAATGGTTTTTCCTCATTACATTCAGTACACGTTCTAATGCTATCATCTTCTAATTCTATTACACTATCTTCTGTAAAGAAGTCTAACTGAACTCGATCATTCACCTTCCTTCTCCGTTAGTAGTTGGTATATATGATATCTAAAATCTGTTTTCTTCTCCGAATGAATAACATCATAGGCAAACCCTCTGACAACAGAAGGATCTATCCCTGCACCCTCACATATAAATTCAAAGTTATCACACGTTACTCCGATACTACAAAAGAACCATGCAGTAGCACGGTCCTTGATAACAACATCCTCATTGTAAGTTGGACCACTCTTGTTAGGTTCTTTAAGAGTGTCCAGAAGTGCTCGTCCAATGACTGCCAAATATAATCTGCGTTCAGGTTCCTCTTGATCGAACTGAATTATAGGATCTACAAATATATCTGGTTCATCGTTTTGCATTCTTCTTTTTCTTTTTAGGTTTCCATTCAGAATCCTGATAGCTTTCCACAGGGCGAAAGAACTTTCCACCTATTCTGGAATTGTAAAAAGCATTCTCATCTGTTCCTTCCAGAGTAGAGGACAGAACATTATATTTCATTTGATAATATAACTCATAGTATCTGAGACTACGCCTGTTCTTATATTCAGCTATGATCTCAAACTTAAAATGCTTCTTACCTATCTTATCTATATCCTCGTTCAGCCACTTGGAAGAACCAGTGTATATTCTCCAGTTAGATTCCTTCTCTCGCAATCTGCTCTGAATTATATATTGTTTACATCCAATATATGCTTTACCATTTTGAAGATTGGTAATGATATAGACAAATCCAAACTTATCTGAGTCAGGAACAAATGCCTTACCACTACCAAACCCCAACCAATGATGATCTACCAATCCAATACCTCTGGTACTTCAGGTGTCTTTGCCACATAAGTAAGATACCTGTATCCTCTTGCATAGTCAAAGACACGTAACCCTTGTCCACCATTCTTATCTTTCCAGCACTCCTTCTTATGAGCACAATAGATACATGATGTACCTAGTCTACGATTACCTGACATCCCATCTGCTACATCAGAGTAGCAACGAGGTGGAGGACCATCAGACTTAACAATAGTCTTGAGATTCTTAACTCTATCACTAGCATTAATCATCTCAAGACTATGAACTGGTAACAAACAAATCTCACCAGACTGTTTATTGATAACAAGAAAGGCTGCTTCATCCATATCATTCGCTTCAGCATACGCTGAGATCTGAGCTATGTAGCCGAATGGATCATCTCTTTCAAGTCTACCTTTCTCAAACTTCTCAAAGCTCCTGCCTGATGCAGACTTACAATCAACCAGTACTCCATCAATAACACAGTCTTGATGTCCTTTCACTCCTTCTACGGTAACTTCCTTTTGTGTATCCACCACCTCATGTCCTGCAAGGCGAGACAAAACAATCAGAAGCTCCTCAAGTATATAACCGTACAAGAACTTGATACGTGTAGAAGAAGTAAGAGGAGTAACCTCGTTCTTATCTAAATTAATATCATACCATAGCTGTCGATCAGGTCTACCGATAGCTGATAGTCTTAGATTACCATTAGCACGAGGCTTCTCATTTAAGAATAGTTTTAAATGCTCCTTTATGTTAGTTGCAAATTCATCTACATGATATTCTATTTCCCTCTCGTCCATATTAAATTCTTCTGGACTGAAGAGATTATAAATATCCTCTACTAATGTGTTTATATTTTTCATATCAAAAAAGTAGGAGAGGCATTACACCTCTCCCACCCCAAGGATCTAACCAACTAGGAGGCAAAGGGAATGTCTTCATCCCCTTCTTCACTAGTGAAACCACCGTCAACAACATCAAAGGCTTCGTCTGCCTCTGTATTGTAAGGAATAAGATTAACAACTTGTACGGCACGGAGATCCGCACTCACTCCTTGACGGCCCTTAAATTCCCACTCATAGGTTGTGTAATGAACATTAACCTCTGAGCCATTACCAATAAGGGTGTTGGTCATGGTACGTTTCTGACCATCAACAAGGTCAGGAGCACGGTTGAGGGAACCATCTTTCCGACGAACCTTACGCTTGACCGTGACGAAATCACCACGCTCATCGCCTTTATTCTTAACGGTAAGGCCATCTTTCTTAACAGTCTCAAGATTCTTCTTATCAAGGTTAGCAACATCAACGCTCCACACACCATCACTATCAAAGGTGGTATTAGGGTTGGTGATAGCTGACCAATAAGCGATTCCAGAAATTACTGACATATTTATATATCTCCTATATATATTGTTTGGTTAATAAAATGAATTGTCTCATAATCAGTTCAACATGTCAAGCATTAATTTGCCTGATATCTAATTAAACTGTATGTAGTACGTAAGTACTACCTACATACAGTTAATTAGTGTGTCTCAGCCCATGTGTTTCCATGACTCCATGTACTATCCAAAGGGCAGTTGAACTTTAACTTGAGTTCCGTATCTTTAATAGCATCTCTGGTTATCATACCGAACTGGTTCATATCCTTCTTTGCTACCTCAAACTGGTACTCATCGTGTATCGACGCTACGAGTCGTGCATCAATTCCTTTTTTACTTATTCTTTGTATCATATTAATAAGCCAATCCTTACATATACTTGCACCTGCTCCTTGAATTAAAGTATTAAGTGCAGAGTGTGGGGAGCGTATGTATAGGTGTCTCCCATCCACACCTCGTATCATGCCCCTCTCAGCGGCTCTCTGAACTCCATTACGGACCCTTTTAAGGGCTGGCATGTTGGATAAGAACTTATCTATTAGTCCTTGTCCATGTTCTTTATTCCCACCTACGATCTTGCCAATCTTTGCAGCCCCGGCTCCATACATAAAGGCGTAAATAAAGGTCTTAGCTTGGTCCCTGTCTGTGAGACCAGCCATCTTCATATTAGCTGTATGAACATCACCGTTCAGTATCTCATTTGTATATTCTTTATTGTCCATAAGATGTGCCAAGCACCTCAGTTCAAGACCAGAGGCATCTGTACCTATCAGAGTATGAGTATGTGGGTTGTCAACAGTCCAGCAATCCCTACATTCTTTACCAAATGGACTACGTACTGCTGGTATCTGAGCCATGTTAGGACTATAATGAGCCATGCGACCTGTGATAGTCTTAAGAGTTAGAACTCTACCATGTACCCTGCCAGTGGTATCGTCATAGGAATTTATCCAAGATTGTATCTGTGCTATACGTTTCTGTAAGAGAAAGTATCTGGAGAATTTCTTAGCCTCTTCCATATTGATACGGTTGAGTATCTCCTCACTGACCTTTGGTTGCTCAGATTTCTCTGTAAATTCTTTTGGTTTCCACCCAAGGTTAATAAGACAAGCAGCAATCTGTTGTCTTGATCCTATGTTAAATGGTATATACCTTGGGGGTTTTGTCTTTAATATAACTGGAGTAGGATCAAAGGTTACCTTTGACCATACCTCAAGATTTTGTGCCTCATCTGACAAGCGAGACAAAAGACCTATGGCCTTACGTATATCCAAGGCAAAGCCATTTCTTTCTTGCTGATCTATAATGGCCCTGACTTTATGTTCCATGCGAATAGATTTACTGGAGAAGGTAGCTCCTTCCTTTGATAATTTATCATAGACCTGAGAGGTTAGCTCAACATCATTCTTGCAGTACTCAAGCATGTCTTCTGTATAGGTGGTAAAATCCTCTTGTTCCATCTTAGGGAACTTTAACTTATTGCCCCATGCTTGGAGGCTATGTCCATCTTCTCTGATTGGATTAAACAACTGAGATAATATTAGAGTATCAATTATCTGATCTAACTTTATCTCTGTACCAAGAAGCCTGTTAAGATTAGGTGCATCAAACGATACACCATTATGCATAACAAACCTGTTTATTGACTTGGACCAATCTTTAAATTGATTTAAATTATGATCGTCCCACACTTGCACCTGTGATGTTTGTAAATCCTTTGCTACTATGCAATGAATCTTTGTCGGTTGCAGGGAATCTGTCTCTATATCTACGATTGCGTTTTTCATATTCTTCATCCTGTCCACACCAGTTACACTCTTCTCCTTTTCCAACTCCCATAAGGGAATGTTCCACTGAGCACCAATGATCCCACATTTCTTGTTTCATACGGCAAAACTTTCTCCA